TATCACGACGTCCCATATGGTCAAATACATTATGTAGAACTTCGTGTGCAAATCCAAACTCTGCTTCTTTGGGAGTGAGCTTGTTTACAAAACCATAATTAAAATAAAAGTTGCGACCATCTGTGGCCAGGGTGTGACACCAATCACTGGCATCTACCATTTTAAGGCGTGTGGCCAAATTACCAAAGAATGGATGACGTAGCAACAGACCAACTCGAGCTGTAATTAGCTTGTCGAGAATTTTTGCTTTTTCGGAGGCATTAAATGTTTTGCCTACCCAATCTTGTTTCTTTTGCTTTTCTGCTTTCATTACTGCCATGATAACTCCTAGTTGCGATAATACTATTATACATTCAATTTATCAAAAGAGCAAGTAAAAAAGGACCCCGTAGGGTCCAATTTTAACCTTCCATTGCTTGGATAATGTACTTACCATACTTGTCGTGGAACTTGTCAAAGTTAGCAAGTTTGGAAGCATCAAATGGCAGTTGATAGTTAGTCAACGCAACCTTAGCACCCATCACAACCAATTCAGTTGGAAAATTATCCATCATAAAGCCAAAGAAGTTGTCTGCCATAGAATCCCAATTCTTAGCTTTCTTACGATCTGCTTCTTGAAGCTCGTAGCACAGGCTAATTGTCAAAGAGTACATAGCTGAGATTTCTTTGATCTCAGACTTCTTAATTTTACCTGCCAAGATGTCTTCTGGCTTAGGCATCTGTTTAGCAACCTTGCGGTGAGCCATAAACTTAACAGCAAGTCCTTCACCAACTGCACCTGCAATCAAATCAGTCAATGTATTATCTGGAACGTCATCTTCTTCCAGCAACTCGCTGACAAACATCCAAGAACGGGGAGTAGCAAATGCCTTGCTAGAGCTCTTTGGATCAAAGTCATACAAGTCTTGTTTAGCAAAACCCAAATAACCTACAACCTGTTCGTGAACACGATTAGTAACAGCCCACTGGTGCCAATCTTCAAAATCGCAACGGAGTTCAACGTGCAAGAAGCGATTGGCCAACGGAGCAGGCATACGATAAGTTACGCCTTTATCACCTTCACGGTTGCCGGCGGCAACAATACTAACACCTTTTGGCAGTACATAAGTACCAACACGGCGATTAAGCACCAACTGAAAAGCCGCCGCCTGTGTAGCAGGAGCCGCAGAGTTCAACTCATCTAAGAACAAGATAGCAGTAGACTCTGGATCAGTGGGCAATTCTGCAGGAGGAGCCCAAGTCATTGTATTGGACGTAGAATTGTAATAAGGAATACCTTTAATGTCGGTAGGTTCCCACAAGCTCAAACGAACGTCAATAACTTCACGCTCTTGCTCATTACCGATTTGTTTAACGATATCGGATTTACCAATACCAGGGGGACCCCACATGAACACAGGGCGTTGTTTTTTGATACACTTGCGAATAGCCGCTTTGGCTTCGTTAGGGCTAACAGTGCGATTAGCTGACATTTTTTCTGACATAATCTACTTTCTTTAAAAAACTGTTGAAGCTGTATTTTTTACAGTACGTTAATTATAGCAAAGATCTTGTCTCTTGTCAAGTGTTTTTTAGTTTTTCTGTAAATCTTTCTCTAGCTCTTTGAAACTTTGCAATGTTGCCAGAAAACAACACTAATTGTACTGCCATCTTTTCTCCAAATACCCAAATACGTTTATTGTTTAAGTAAAATGGGCAGTCCATATTTTGGTCAATCCAAATGGCTAATTTATTGGTAAAGAAAATGGGTTCGTCAAATCTAATCTCATAGCATTTGATATCTGCTTGTTGCAGACATTCAAACCCTTGCTCAGTAAGTCTGAGCCCGCCTTTTTCTTTTTTTCTTGGGTTTACCCACCAAATTGGGATAGTTTGTTTAATCCGCTTTTCATCTGCTACAAGCCCTTTGGCTTCTAGAACGATTTTGGTTATTTCATGCTTCGGATTCATTTATGACTTTTTCGCCGGTGGTTAATTTATAAACGGCAAAGTCAGCGGTATTGAATAGCTTGTTTAATTTTTCAGCTAGATTGAATGCATGACCGCTGTTTGAAAAACTAACTTTTTTGTATTTTGGACCTAGTTGTTGTGCAACTACACTGGTAGTTTTGAGATTAATTGGTTTGTCTTCGTAAAAAACTGCCCAGATAGCTTCAGACTCTAAAACTTGGTCAGTTTTATAGGATTTTTTATTAGTTATTTCTAACAAAACTTTAGGTTTAGGCCTGCTCATAATATACGTATCTCCGAAAAGTGCGTATATATTTAGCAGGTTTTAGAATTTACCACCGTCTACTTTTATCTCAATCTTGTCTGGGAATTGATTTTCTGACAGCATTTGATCTAAGTTTCCACTTAACCGTGTCATTACAATACTAAGACTGTTCTGCAAATCTGTGGCTTCTTTTATAGTTAAAGTTAGACTTTTTTGATTGCTTTTGATGGCAATTCTGGTCTTTTCTAAGAAGTCTTCTATGGGTAATGTATTGAGTTGTTTCATGTTTTGTTAACAGTATTAAGCATAGCCTTCATTTCGATCTCTGTTTTATAAGGACCGTAAAATGGATACCGTTCTAATGTAATTAGTTTAGGACAAAAACTCTTAACCCAACCTTTGCGGAACTTGATTACATAGTATCCTGCACAATATTGACTCTTGCTTTTGGCACTCTTAGCAAATAAAGGCAATTTCTTTTTAACATTATAAACTGCTTCGTAAGGTTTTGAACTACATGGAAATTCGTAGATTTTATAACTAACAGGTTCTATTTCAAACTTAGCAGTTTTCTTACCTTCAGCAAGTGTTACACCAAACTCGTCAGTGAGTGCTTTAAGATCTTTAAAATTAATCTTTTGTCCTCTCCTAAAAAATTCATAACCTTTTTTTAGTTTTGCTACTGACCCTATTTTTTGTCCATGATCTTCAATGATCCATTCTTTGTTTGGTATTACTACCTTTGATATAAAATTCATGCTACATACCTCGCATTAAGTGGGTCCGCATAACTTTGCACCTGCTCGCTAATTTTCTGTAAGTCAAACTCTGCACAGAATTTTAACAAACGAATTCCGACCTGAGGAATATTTTTATCAGAGGTAGTTGCTGTGTCAATAGTTTCTTTAATTAACTCTTTAATATTGTTAGGCTGTGCTGTCAAGTCGCATAATTTAACATTGCGATTATAATCGTCTAGAACACGATGTTCGGCACCTTCATGATCTGACCACTTTTGGAGCATCATATTGTTCCAATTGTAGCCTTTGGATTCTCTATCAGCAAAGGCCTCACGGAGACCAACCTTATTCTTTGTGCCTTTCTCACGTACTCCCGGATAAGCAGAGAAGATGTTGTCGGAGGTGTCGCCACGCATACACTTCTCAAAGAGTAACCATGTGGGGTCCGGTGCGCCTTTTGCTTCACCAGTTTTCTTATCTTTAACAGGCTTACCTTTTTCATCAAAGTATCCCTCATGTGTAGTTGTAATTTGCATTACGCCATTGTATTGTTTTACGTTAGGTGCAATGAGTTGTGCAAAGTCGCCATCTGTCGAAATAATCACATGGTTGTCAGTTGGATGACTTTGAATCCAACCAGCAATTAAATCATCTGCTTCTAACTGTGGATTCTGTAAAACTGTTGTATTTGTTTTATTAATGACAAAGTCTTTAAACTGATCAAACGTTTCCCAAAACACACGATCTTCTTCTGCTTCTCTTGGACTCTGTGCCGCACGAGCTTCTGTGCGTTGACGCTTGTAAGGAGCATAAAAGTCCTTGCGCCAGCTACGCCCCTCTAAGAAGAAGATAACATGGTCACCGTTAAAGTCGCGCCATGCTTTACGGACACTGCCTAAAACTGTAGCAAGGCTCATACCTACTTTGTCTTCTAGACTTCCACGAACTACGTGTCGTGCTCTAAAAAATGTATTCGCTGTATCTACTAAAATATATGTCTTAGACATTAAGAAACCTCTGTTCTGCCATCACCTAAATTGTTTACATTAATATAACCGGCTGTACGCTGATTCATATTAACACCTGATTCGCCGCCAACGTTTCTGCATAGTTCACCAAACCATGAGTCAACGATCATTTCTTCTGAGTCGCCTTTGTAGCCTGCTTCTTTTAATTGTAACACAAAATACTCATTCCAGTCAAGTTCAAAAAAACCATTCTTAATGTTGTCTTTGTTTACATGAGTGTCTAATACTTGCACCCACGGCTCTTTCTTTTCTGTGGCTACTTGTTTTGGAGTTAACTTGGCAAGACGTTCTGCTTCGATGGCTTTTTCTGCCGCTAACTGAGATGCTACTTTTTGACGAATAGCTTCTTCTGTCTCGGCTTCAATTTTATCAATGCCAAATAATTTTTTAATAAATTTGTTCATATTAAGTACCCCATTCATTTTTAAATAAAGGAACTTGTAGTCGATCACTATAACGAAGACCATGTTTCATAGCCGCTAATGCTACTGCTTTATTGTTTAGAGCATACACACTTTCTACGCCACCGACCGGCATCAAATATACAGGACCTTGAAATCCAGCATCTCTATATTCCTGTGTAGCCTTTAATGCGTCTTGGATGTCTTCTTCTGTTGCTACTACAAATTTCAAATATACATAACCATAGTTTTCATAGTCAACGACTACTTTAGGTTTAATAGCATCCTTCCAGGGTTCACCTGCCGCCGGCAGTTTAGCACTTACACTAAATGTAATTTCTCTCTCATCACTGCCAAACGTCCAGTCTGTTAGATATTCTTTAAACTTTTCAGTCAATCGCATTGTGCCGTTAGTTTCAAAAGTAATCTCTTTCAAACCTTTCATACAAGATTGATTCAACAAATCTGGGTAAGCCTTTTGCCATCCTAGCAAAGGCTCACCACCTGTAATAACAAGATGCTCATCACGCCATTCTTTAAACGGCAATGTTGCTACGATGTCTTTAGCAAGACCGTCAACTTCGATCATTGGGCTTAGATCTTTAAATGCAGGATGCCAACTTGCATAACTGTCACAGCCAGTACTGACTAACGGCAGTGATTTGTATTCTGTAAATGGGGTAATCATTGTATGTTGTGCCGCAATGTCTGTTGCTTCGTGACTTAACTCACCTCTGGGCATACCAAAACCTTGACAGGTAAAATTGCAGCCATATGTGCGTAGAAAAACGGAAGGCACACCCATAAAGCGCCCTTCACCTTGAATGGAATAGAATAACTCCGATACTTTAATTTTGTTCATTTGTTGTTCCTAGGAAGTACTTAAATATATTATACACTTTTATTTAGATTTGTCAACAACATAAGGTAACAAATGAGTAATTTAAAAACAACCATTAATTGGATGCTTCACGATTATTGCACATCAGAATGTAGTTATTGTCCAACTCGACTGCGTGGCGGCGAACAACCGAGGGGAATACTCGATTACATGAAAATAACTCAAACACTAATCGATCATTATGATTTATTGGGTAGAACTATTAATTGGACATTTAACGGTGGTGAACCATTGGACATGTTTGATTTTCCTATGATGTTAAAGTTATGTAAAGAACGAGGTGGTACTATTGATCTTACCACTAACGGTGGAAAACTTTGGTTAGACTGGTGGGCTATAGAACCACACATTGACAATTTGCATTTGTCGTATCATTATTGGCAAAATCCCAATCTTATAAAATTTATTATTCAAGCATTTCAAAAAGCAGGAAAGCATATTGATATATCTGTTCCTATAAGGCCAGATCATTTTAATGAAGATTTAAAAAGAGCACTAGATATTGAATCTGAATTTAGCATTGTTGTTTCTAAATCTATTTTATATAAAGAAGCCGATCATAATTTTGGAATGTATCTTTATGAAGATCAACAACTACGAATTATGCAAGGTGAGGAACTGGTAGAGGAGCATAAGCATCAACATGAAATTACTTTTGCAGAAAGATTTGAAGAAAAAGTAAATTCAAATCCATCTTATACGGGACAATTATGCAATCTAGGTATTGAAAAATTATCAATTTCTCAAACAGGCTGGGTGCGGGGAAGTAATTGTAATACTTCTCAATTTGGTAATATATGGGAGGAAGGGTTTACATTACCCACTAATCCACAAAGATGTGTTATGGTATCTTGTATAGACGGATCAGACCAACAAATAACTAAATTTAGTCAGTAAAGATATTTGACCACTGTTTGAGTTTTTCACGCTTGGCCTCTGCGGCTTTGTCAATGTTAGCCCAGCTCACAATGTCCAGTTCTTGCAGGATATCAATCATTGCACACAAGTCGCCTAGCTCTTCTTCCAAATGGTCTCTGTTAGTTTTAGATTTGCCTGGTTTAAGATTGTCCATGCCAAACCGACTAATTTTACTAACTGCTTGGATAACTTCTGCACATTCTTCTTGCAGAATATCCATTACTTCTTTTTCTTTACTATTCATTGTTTTGCTTTTTCTGTTAAGTATGTATCGTTGTGTATCCATTTGTTATCAACAAGGAAACCCCATTCTCTACGTTGTGGACCAGGCATGAACATTGTCCAGCAGTCTGTTCCTTCTTTAAGCTCAACACGGTGATAGCTATTAGCAGGGCAAATACGGAAGTGCCCAGGACCACGCCAATGCCGTGTCTCACTGACCTTGGCACCTTGTGAATTAAAGTTAGGAGTCCATTCATAATACCCGCCTTTTAAAATTAGAGTAGCGTAAGACCATGGATGATCATGCACATCATCGGGGTCTGACTTAAGAAACTTGTGAATGAACACATTAAAGGGGAAATGCTTTCTGTCTTTAAGAAAAATGTAGTAACGTTCGAGGTAAGGTTCATTATCTTGTCTATCCATTACAATTCGTTTACGACCAACACGATCTAAAAAATTTAGAAACCATTTCACTTTAATTTCTCCAATAGTTTATTTGCACTAAAAAATTGTTCAGTTAAATCGTGTGTTTGTTTACGCAACTGGGGCAATCTTTTTTCATAGTGTGTCATAGTAACTATAATATGGTGACATAGTTCTTGTCTATGTGCTAGATAACTATCCCAGTCTTGTGTCCACTCGCTGGGATATTTAAATCCTTCGTAATACATTTCATTGTACGACAAACGATCCGGTACCATAGGAATAGCATCTACAATAGCACCTTCATAACATCCAATGCCTAGTGTTTCTTGTAAACTTGCACTAAACACAATCTTACTTTCACCTAGCAAATTGTGATATTCGTTTTTAGTAAGTTCTTGATCTTGACAAACAACAAACTCATATTGAGGTAATTGTTCTTTAAGATCACGGAAGATTTCCACTTGTTTCTCGGGAGCAATACGATGTGGAAACAAAATAAGATCACGCTTCTTCATGCCCTTATACAGATTCAAAGTTGAATCCATATATTCCATGGGCCAGCCAGTACGTACCATTTTACCGTTATCATATCGTTCGTCAAAATCTTCCTCATACCATGGATTCTCTGAAGGCCAGCCATCTTCTAGAAGTTCGTTAAAGAATAATTTAACATGGAATTCTGTGGCAAAGTAGTTGTGATCAAAAGCATGATAGAAACTCTTTTCGGCATTTCTAACCCATTTCTTCTTACCAACTAATCGTCCTAAGAAATCTTGAGGATCATAACTGCCAGCATGCCATAGGCCATGTGTCGTCACTGGAATGCCCAGTAAATCACTCATGTACTTTAAGTTTATAACGCCCGGATGCCAAGCGTCAGTAAAAATAAAGTGGTCGCCAGGATGAACGGATCCACTACAAAATAAACGGCCCATCTGCTCAACTTGTCGAGCTTTGTATATATTAGTACCACCAAAATTAAGGAAAGCACCAGGAGTAGTGGCGTTAGGAATATCTGTCGGACCAGAGATAATTTGAACATTGTGTCCTGCCTTTTGTAGTAAGGAAGGTACATGGGCCTTCCATTGACCCGTGTACCTTGTCTCAACTGATTCTAAATCAACGAGAAAAATTGTCATTGTTTTGGCCTCTAGGCTTAAAATCCCTACGGTAATTTTTACGATCGCCTTGATATGGCGGACGAGAAAAATACCTATATTCCTGTGACCTATACAAGTCTGCAGGGTTATAAGGAAGAAGATTAAATCGGCAGTGATCTAACCAAGCGTCGAGATCGTCAAAGATCTTATCTACTTCTGGCTTCATGCGAAGCGTTTTTTGAATATAGGCAGGTTGTGCCATAATGTTTTAATCCTAATTAAAGGGTTGATGGAAATTTAATGAAGCAGCCATTCTCGCCGTCTTCACTTACGTCGACCCAAACCTCACGACCTGGGTATCTTGCCGAAATGGTGCCGTAGAGATCACGACTGATCATTTCGCAGGATTTGAAGTTGAGCTCTAGTGTACCTTCACTGTACAACTGTTCGAGCCAACGTTTGAACTGAATAAATTCAATGTCACGATCATCGTGAAACACTTGAATATAAATTTTAAAATGGAAAATA